GCTGCGACAGGGTTGCTAGTTGCTGCTCTAATGCCCTGCTGTCTTTGAAACTCTTCCATTGCGCTTGTAGCCGATTTGGTGTTGTTGTAAACAGTGATCATTGCCGCTGCAATTGCTGCAAGTCCTGCAACGGCTGCGATAATTGGCGCGCTAGCTGAGCTAAACAAAGCAACAGCACCTGAAGCAAGCTTTAGCCCTGTAGTCACTGAGGTAATCGCCACGATAGTCGGAATCAGTTGCTCGCGGAATTTGAAGATTTGCATTGAGGCTTCAATCATTGGCGGGACGAACCTAATGACTTCAGCAATCAGCGCCTTGATCTGAGGGAGATTGTCGCGAATGGTTTGGAATAGCTCAGTCATTACCGGGAGCAGCGCTGTGCCTACTTCAGCTTTTACGTTCTCGAACTCTGCCTTCAGAATTCGCTGAGTGTTAGCTAGTCCGTCTGAGGTGTTTTGGAAGTCACCCTGCGTCATTGCAGTTTGTTCCATAAGCAAGCCGTAGCGAGCCATAACCTTTTCAGTTTCGGTCATAGTTTCGCCGGACTTGATAATGCCGTTGGCTACTGCAAAAGCCTCTACGCTCGCTGCACTTAGGTCAATACCGAAGGCTCTTAGTGGTTCGCTCTGTCCTGCTAGTCCTGATTGGAACTTAGACAGCGCATCAGAAACTTCAAGGTTGAACACCGAAGCAAAATCAGCGCCTCGCGTTGCAATGTCCTGAACAACCTTTGCAGCGTTCCCTCCGTCCCCAGCAACAGTCTTAGCAAAGCTAGAGAACTGAGTGGCGATTCCGTAAAGCTCTGTCTTGCTTAGTCCTACAGCCTGAGCAGCCTGCTTACCAAACTTCTCAATTTCTTTAGCGCTCGACCCAAAGGCAACGTTGATTGCGTTAGTCGCTTCGCTTAGATCACTAGACGCGTTTACTACGTCTTTGATTCCATTGACAACTGCGTTTAGCGAAAACCCAACACCGATTGCAGCTAGGGAACTGCTCATTAGCCCTGAGATTTTGCTAGTGGTCTTGTTTAGCCCCTGAAGCTGCTTGCTTGCACCCTTAGTAGCCTGAGTGAGCTTCTTATACTCACCTAGTATCTCAACGTTTAGAACTAGGCTCATTCGTTCAACTCCTTGTGCAGCTCTGTCAGGGCTTCGGCTTCGTAGTAGCTGAGCTGTTTGTATTCGCTAGGGCTGATCCTTAGCAACAAACAAAACCTAGCCATTCTCTGGGCTTGAAGCTTTTTTAGTTGTCTTTTGGGCTATCGGCTGCAAACAAAGCCGTTAGCTCTGAGGGCTTCACCTTTGCGGTGTCCTCAAACTTATAGTTAGGGTCAGTGCGCTTCTTGACAATGTAATAGATTGCGCGCTGATAGCGTCCCTTTGGAAATTCTTTGCTTTCTGCGACTTCAATGCTGGCGTTTAGCAGTAGCTCGATTTCTTCAATCTCACCTAGGTTTAGCTCTTCAATCATTCTGTGCCTTTCGTTAGCAATAGCCTAACGATTTTTGAAAGCCTGTTCGGTTATCAAACGCTCGAACTCTTCAAACCATTTCTGATAAATCTCTTCGCGCTTGTAGCCTAGGGCTTTGCTAAAGAATGGCTGAGGGCGAATTTTACGCTTGAACCAACCCCAGTGAATAGGGTTCGCATATTGAATTGTCGTGTTGTTACCGGCTCGAATAGTTGTTTTGCCTGTGCCAGTTGCACCAATGCGGATACTGTCGCGCAAACGCCCAGTGCGAACAGGGGTAAGACTGCGAGCCTCATCTATAAGAACTTCAGCGCTGCGCTTAGCTGCTGCGCTAACTTCCTTCTTAGGGACTCCCAGGGCTGTTAGAACCCTGTTGATCTCTTTGAGGTTCGCAATCTTTACCCCATTTGTTTCCATTACGCGGTTACGATCTCCACGCCATAGTAAACGTTGGTGGCTGGGTCATGCTCTGAAGCGTCTACTTCTAGCTCTACTGAGAAAGTAGCGGTTTCGTTGCTGTTCAGTGCCAGCGGTGGAAGCTGGTTGAACTTGACAGTGCCGGTGTAGTGAGGCTCGTTGCTGGTAGCAGTCGCGTTGCCGTTAGGTGCAATCGTGAAAGTGCCAGTAGTTCCGAAGTTACTCCATAGAACGCGGTAAAGGGAAGCTGCGTCACCTGAGGTAATACCCTCTAGGGTTAGCGCCCACTGTCCACCCACTCGCTGCTCACAGAAAGTCTGCACGTCACCTGGCGCGTCCCCTAGCTCTAGGGATACGTTGGTGGCGTCACAGGCGTATTCAGTCGCGCCGATCTTGAACAAGATGTTCTGCGCTTTGATACGTGTTGAAGCTGCCATGTTTTTCTCTTTCTAAATCGTGATTTCGATTTCTAAGGCGATGTTCGCCGCTAGGTATTCGGCATTATTAGTTTGCATGTTGAAAGGCTCATTGACTCTCAAAACTCTGCCATATCTAGGGATAGATAGCAGCACTGCTTCGATAAGTTCGTCTAGCTTTTCTGTTGCCTGCTTGTTAGTTGCGGTGGCTGCGACACAAACAAGCTCAAGGCTCATTATGTATTCTTTGCCAATTGTTGAAGGTGTCAGGTAAGGGCTAGCGCTGTTGATGATCACAATCGGCGGGACGATACGCTCAGGAACATAGTCCAAAACGTTTATCCCGGCGTTCTGCAAGTCGAGCTTTAGTTCAGCCTTGCTTAGAGTGATTTCATTAGTCACTAGACACCAAACCCAACATAAGGCAGCAGCAAAGGATAGACAGCACCCATCGGGTCTTTTGCAACCCTAATGGGGCTGCCGTCCATACTTGCAAACTGAGCAATGCCATTTGGCGCTGATCGGCGGTGGTATAACTCGCTTGCGCAAATTAGAATCGCCTGCTTGTGTAGGTAGCTCGGGACAGTGTCAATAGCACCTTGGTAAGCGTCTACTAACGCATGTCCCGACTGTAGACATTCCTCAATAAACGTCCCAGTTTCCTCAGTGCCGATATAAGCCTGAAGTTCAGCTAGCTCTACAGTGTGCGCCATTAGTTACCTACTAAGCGACTACGTCTAGCTCGACGATTGCGCCAGCGAATGGGGTGGTGATTGCTAGGTAGCCGTAAACCGAAATGCTGTCAGTCAGGGTAGTGATGTCAGAATCGGTTAGGCGAACAGGTGCGCCAGCTGACTCGAAGGACTGAATAGCCTGTGAGTTAGCCATGTATACCTTGTTAGCAGTCATAGCAGGATCTACAACGACAGGAAGCCCTAGTAGAGAACCGCTTAGTCCAGGAAGGTTAGCAGTGCCAATGTTGTTGAAGCCCTGTCCGTCCTGAAGGATTACTGGGCGTCCGTCAGTGCCAACTACAGTCATAAGCTTCTTGTAAGCCTCTGGGGAAGCAACGATAGCCTCTGGGCGTAGTCCAGTGTTCTCAAAGATGTAGGTAGCGCCGTCAGTGATTCCACCAATTAGAGCGGATACAGTCAGTGCCGACACGTCGAATACCTTACCGGTGTAGTTCAGTCCCTCAACGTGAGCCACAAAAGCAGCGTTAGTTGCGTTTGCGTAAGCAAGCGATAGAGCGCGGAATACAGTGTTTAGGTAGTCCACCGAAGAACGCTCAATGGTCTGCTTGGTGAAGGAGGTATAACCGCCGTAAGTCTTGACAGGTGCGGAAGTGGAAGCAATGGTCAGGTTACCGAAGCTTAGAGCCTCGCCCTCTGGGTCTTGCTGTCCTACTGCAATGGTGTTTGCAGTTACCTGTGCATACTCAACAGTCAAACCTGCTGCTGGAAGTGCTGCGCGAGAGAAAACGCTCATTGCTGGGCGGTTCTGCGCGATCAGGTTGTCAATGTAACCCACAAAGCCAGGTAGCGCGACAGTGTCGCTAGAGTCTGAAGCTGCGCGAGCAAGCTCGATTGCTGCTGCGTCACCCTTTACCAAAGCCTTAGCAAACTCACCCTGGGAGCGAATGTGCGAAGCTACTACTGCCGGTGCTGCTGAAGTCTGTCCTGCCTCTACAACGCGGCGCAATTCTGCAACCTCGTCCATTACAGAACGAACCTCTAGTTCCATGTTGTCAGACATAGATTCTCTTTCTTGTTCGTTAGTGAGTTCCGCTTCAAGAACAGGGCTTTCCTGTTCCTCGCGAACCTCAGTTATATTTGCGCCTGTAAAGGCTGGAAATGGAACGACAGACACCTCCCTGAGAGATACCTTCGTTCTTGTAATCGTTGAGCCGTCACGCTGTGATTCCACAGGGATAAAGCCCACCGAAAATTTGTTTAGAACTCCGTCACGAATGAGGGTAAGCACCTCATTGCCCTTTGGTGTGTCAGAAACGCGAGCCACGATCTCGAAGCCGTCCTCAGTGTCGCGACCCTCTACTACTTTGCCAATTGGCTCTTCGTGTCCGTA